TATTTCTCCTGATGGGAAGTTTTGCTGTGCCGTCGCCATCGCGTCTATTCAGGAGCTTAAAGAATAGTCTGCACAGCTAAGATGCTCCTGTAAAGAACTACCCATTTAGCCTGTGAACTTCGCCCCCTTGGCTATGTTATCTGAGGCAGTAAGAATTTGAAGGTTCCAAGGCACATGTAGCCCACTTACGGTTTTGCCTTGCAAAGGAATGATGTGGTCAACATGGTATTCTTGTCCTGTGTATAAGCGAAACATTTGAGCAATTTCATACATCTCCTTGATTGACTGGTAATGTTCTTCCGTCAACCAACGGGGGGTTCTTTGTATTCGGGCAGCTCTTCGTTTGTTTACTCGGGCTAAAAACTCAATCGTGTTGGTTTCGTAATACTCAGCTAAATATTTTCTAATTTTTTCCTTGTTGTTATCTCTCCAAATTTTGTCTGAGCTTTTCTTTTTCTCCCCGTTGCACGACAGCCATTTTTGCATGTTTTCTTTTGGTTTTTCTGGGTTTTTGATTACCCATGACTTATGGTTTTTTGACGCGCACACGCGGCAATAGCTGCATAGACCTGAGGGTTTTGATTTGTCTTTGTTGAACGCCGATAGGGGGTGGTTTTCCCCGCACTTGGGGCAAAGTTTGGTTTGCATGTGATGTGTCCTAGTTCGACTGAATTGACGAGGTAGTTTGTGGAACTAGCACAAACAGGGCCGCTAAACCTTTTCCCTCTTAAATTAAATAACCCATATCCCACAATACAAAAAGCCCACCTTGTGGGTGGGCTTTTCGACAGGCTGCCTCTCACGAGAATGCCTTGGTTAAATCGGGCTTCTTTACGCCCGAAGTTGATTACAGACCTGCGGTGCCGTAGATGTTACGCGCATCGTGCCAGCCGGTAGCATAACGCTCGGTGGCCTTGTAGCGCATAGAATCGGTCTCGAAGTCACCTTCTGTGCTGCGTTCCAACGGACGGCGCATCACCAACATCAAACCGTTTTCAGCATTTGTTTGGACGAACCATGCTTTGCTTGAACTCAAACGAGTCACCACATGCGCGCCGTTAGGCAACATGCCGGTGGACTTGATCGGGTTCAAATCGTTGTCAGCGCCGCCAGAGCGGAGGACAGATTTCAAGATCACTTCAGCTTGGAATTCCAAGGCTGGGGGAACGATCAACTGTTCAGCTTTCAGGCGGATACGTTTGCCGTTGTTGTCGATCGCAGAGCGAATCTGAATCAACATTTGCTCAACCGAAGTTTGAGACATCGAGGCAGCGGTAGACAGCTGGTTGCTGAAGCTACGACCTTGGGAGATTGGGTGGGCGCTGTTGACCAAAGTCACGCCATCACCGCCGACATAGCCGGATGTGAACGCGAAGTTCAACAAGTTAGCACACAAAGTCTCTTTGGTTTCAATCATGGATTGAGCCAAGTGCTTGGAGAAGGTCGAACCGATACGGATATGGTCGCCGTCTTCCATCAACACTTTGGTCAAGGCGTATGCCAAACCATAGATTTTGTAGATGAATCGTGTGATGTACAAAGTACCACCTTGATCATACGAGACGGGGGTGCCGTCAGGCATTTCAGGGGCGGTATTCATACCGAAGAGCATCACTTCTTCATGGTAGTTACGGGGGATACCGGTGATTTGGGTTGTGAAACCCTTCCACTCGTCATCACGTTGCTCATAAACACCATCAAAGACTTCGTTCAGAATCGGTTCGACTACTGCACGAAAGTCCGTACTGCGCATTGGGGTTGCCATTTGCTAGGTCCTTTCTAATTATTCTGGATCAACGGCGTCAAACTTGGTATTGGCCAACTTGACTTCCACGACGGTGTATGTATCACCCCATGCGTTGTCAATGCCACGACCCAAGTTCACAACTTCGATTTGACCTTGGCCACCGGCACCCACGTCTGTGGGGTCGATAGCGCCAAGTGAGGTGCCCAAGCCACCGTTGCCGATGATTTGGCCAGAGCTGTTGGCTGTCAAATTGAACTCTTGACCCACTGCTGTGTTGGCCAAGGAGCCGTTTGCTTGTGCTTCATAAACGATTTGATCGTCCATGAATACCCACATCACGACGTTAGTAGCGGTGCCCAGAGCGGGACCGAACCATTTGCTGACTGTACGACGGCCAGAGGCGTCAGTATATTCAACACCACCGAACACGCCAGCGAGACGTTGGTTCGATGTAGGGGTGTTGGAAGCAACACCCAAAGTAGAGGCCGTGCCAGAGTTGTTCAACGAAACAACAGTACCGCTGTAAAAAACTGCGTTGGTGTCATAAGCACCAGTGTAGTTCATTGCGCGAGTAATGCCGCTTGGGTGGAAAACGGGCTTCAGGCCAAAAGGAGCGTAAGTTGCACTCATGTTTTTTGGTTCCTATTAGTTTTTGGTTTATTGGAACCGCAGATTACCTGCGGAACTTCGATTGGCTTCTTTCTCCATCTCCAACAAGCCACCCTCCAAGATTGAACTGCCGCCCTTGCCTGCATTGATTGCAGCCGAACGCACTTGCGCCGTAATATTGCGTTGGTGTTCCAACGGGTCTTCAAGGTGCAACATCTTCATCACTTCTTGGTAGATGTCTTCCGGTAGTTTAAAGAGAACCATCTCATTGCAAGAAACACAACCTTCAAACTTGCCCGAACTCATTTTGCCCAAGTTTTCAAAGCCTCGGCCTAATTCGGCGGCTTTAACTGGCTCATAGCCCAATGCCATACGTTTGTCGATTGAATCGTACTGGTTTGTCGTTGACAACCAGCAGAGGTGCATCCCGGGAATTGTTTCCTTCGGGATGTCCGGCAGTGCATTGTTGGCCCATTTGTCCCGAAAAGCATCCAGCCTTTCTCGACGCACTGCTTCATCAGGCGAGCCAGTTTCCTGACGCGCCAATACTTCATCGACTCGCCCTTGCAAGCGGTCGTCTAAATCACGAGAGATACGATTGTTGGCCATTTTTTATTCCTCACTTACGGTTGTTACGGTCGAATTCCGCGTAATTGCGGATAGCACGGGCACGTTTAGTAGGGTCATCCCACATGCCTGCGTCCTTCAATGCTTGCACACGCTCACGGCTCAGTGTGAATGTATTCTTAGCCGATGGGCTACCATTCACGTCAGCTCGTCCACTTGTAGTGCCTGCACGACGGTTGCGCGTCTCTCCTTGCTTGCCCGTATACCGATGAGGTAAACGCTCTTTCAATCGGTTGTCCAGCTCTTCCCAATACTCTTGGTCTGCTGGGTCCCAACCTTCCGCAGCCAGATCGGTGTCGATCACTTTGGCAATGCGGCTATCTGTGTCACGACCACTTGGGTCATACCACGAATTCTTGTTCAACCAACTCGATGCGTTGCGTTGCACCGTGTCCGCTGCCGGGTTCGGCACGTTGTTTTTCGGACGTTTGGCTTGCTCGATTTGCTGTTGTTTCAGCTGGTGAGCTTGAGCCAATTTTGTTTTGGCTTCATGGAATTGTTCCATGTATTCGACCTGTGATGCCATGTCGCCGGCTTGGGCGGCTTGGGTCATCTTCATCTTCGCGTATTCGACGCGAGTGGCCTCGTCTTCAATCAGGCGATCGATTTGTGCGAACTGGAAGCCAGCTGCGGCATTTTCGACCTCTGCCAAACGGCGGGCCAAGTCTTCATTGCGGCGCTCCAGTGCGCTGATCTTGTGCTTGGCGCTGGCTTCACGCTGCTTGGCCAGCTCTTTTTTCAGCTTGCGCTCTTCACGACGGGCTTGACGGATCGCTTCACGTTCTTCGTCATCTTCCGCGTCATTGAGTTCATGGTCGTCGGCTGCATCCACAACCTCTTCATTGGGGGTTGGATTGCCTTCGGTATTTTCTTTGCTTTCTTCGGCAAAGGGGTCTGCTTTATCTTCAAGAGTTGTGACAGCGGTGCCGTCTTCGCGCTCTTTGATTTCAATCGCTGCTTCAGCCTGTTGGGCCGTTTTATCTGCTGCTTTCATCTCGAAAGTCCTTATTCAACAAATGCAGGGAACATTGTCCGTGCTACTTCAAAACTATCAATTTTGCCGATCACTTCACGATCTTGCAAAACGATAAACACCACTTCACCGTCGCCGTGTGGAACCGCCCAGCGGTCGCCACCGTACTTGATGACTCGAACCAAATCGCCGGGATTTGCCCAAGGACCTTCAGGCCATGGTTGCATGGTGCTGATGTCTTTGTAGGCCAGAGGCCCATGCTTGACGACTTTGGCAATCACCTCGTTCCATTTCTCTGTGGCTTTGGTGTCACCGATTAAGATGATGCCGCCCTGTGAAACGTCTTTGGCTTTGCGCAACTGAACTAAAATTCGGTTGCCTTGTGGTTGAAACCCCGGATCAACTTCCGGGAAACAGTCGGCTTCACTCCGACCATCAACTTGATATTTGCTCTCAGTTGACATCTTTTTCCTCGTCCTCATGCAGGACATTATTGATGATATCCAAGGCTTCTTTCAAACCTCGGGCTTTTCCGACAAGCTGGTTGTATTTGTCCCAGCTGTCTACGCCTTCAAGCAAGCTCTCATTCATTCGAGTAAGTTCTTCCCTGATGGCGAATAATGATTCGTAAACCGGGTCTTTCATTCAAAGGCCCTCCCTTATAAGTAAGCACACACTAATTTAGTGCTTTTCGCCCCGCTAGGGGCATAAAATTCACTTTTTCTTGGCGTCGCTCAAGCCTTTGCTGTTCACTTCGGGCACTTGGGCCAAAGCACGTTTGGCGTTGTCTGCTCGTTTGGAACCAGAGGGGCCTTGCTCCACGGGGGAGCCGGGACCTCCCGCAAAGCCGGGTTTGCCTGTCATTTTGTAATTTTTACGAAAGCCCATGTCTTCGTTTGCCATTGTCATTCTCCTGTCGGGGTTGGTTGTGGTTGTGTGGCCATGCTGGCCTCGTGCGCTTGTTGCGCTTGCTGGGTTTGCTGTTGTGTCATTTGTTGTTGCGCGGCCATACTTGCTTGGTGCGCGCGGTCTCGCTCGTTCTGTACTTCTTGCAAGCCGTGTTGGCGAAGGTCTGCGTATGCCTCTTGCTCTGCCTGCAAGGCATTTAGCTCTTGGGCATGCTGTTGCTCCATCTGTGTGCCGTCGAGCTGCGCTTTGGCTGAGATGGCTGCCACACGTTCGCGTGAAGCGTTGTTGATGTCGGCAATCGCAATCTTCGAGGCGTTGTCGTTCGTTGCGAGGCGTTGCTCCAGACCCATCTTCGCTTGTGCTTCGGCCAGTTTGGCTTCCAAGTCGCGCACCTTGTCCGCGTACTCGGCCTGCATGCGCTCACGTTCAAGCTGTTGGTTGGCCACAGCCTCTTCGGACTTGCGCTTGGTTTCAGCCATCTGTGTTTGCAACAGGGCCTGCGCGGCAGGATCGCTTGCTGCGGCTTGCTGCATCTGGGCTTGCTGGGCTTGCTGCATTTGCTGGACCAGTTGGCCGATGATTGGGTTGATGCCCCCGAATGTCTTCTGCGCGTCTTGGTTGACCAGCTGCGCGGCCATGGCCAACGCTTCTTGGGCGTCCTTGTCGAGCGGACGTTCTTCATTCAGCTTGAACGCATCTTCGCCGCCGGCGGCGTGGGCCACATACGCGCGCATGGATGACAGATAGTGCAGTGTCAAATGCTGCTTGATGTGTTCCATCATCAGCGGTGTCACTTGAGGCGCGATCAGCGGGCTGCCGCCGTATGCTGGGTCGGCCATGTACGCCAAGTGAACCTTGATGTGCGCAAGGTGATCTTGGTCTGGGAATGCAGCGGCATGGGTGCCCATGGTCATCTGCACGTTCTCCAGCGCTGGGTTGCTTTCGTTGACGCCTTGCGGATTTGGTAACACCTTCTCAATGTCTGGCACCTTCAACTGGCGCAGGATGCGCAAGTGGACTTCACGCATGTCGTACAGCTGAGGCGCTTGGCCGGCCAGCTGCATGACAGTCTGTGCTTGGCTGATGCGCTGAGTTTCGCTGAAGATGTTGGGGTCGCTGACCGGGCTAATGTCGCTGTTGTCCGCAAAGTCGGCAACCTCGATCTCTTCGCCGGACTGGTTGTCCATATCGTCCAAGTACCAGTAGTTCAAGCGCGACAGAATCTGCAAGCTCTTGGCTTGGCTGCGGTGCATGCGCGCGTGGATGCTGGAGAAGACCTTCGAGCCTTGTTCGATCAACGCTTGGGTGGTGCCCACTGGCGCATTGGCGTTGGTTTCGGCAATCCGGCCTTCGCTTGTCTTGACTACGCCTTTGGCTGCGTCAGTCAACCAACCCAGCAGATTGTACAACACGTTTGACGGTTGGTTGAACGGCATTGGCATGGCCAACTTGCGCACGTCATCCACGCCGGGGCTGCCTTCGATCTCAACCACTTGGGTTGGCTCGATGCGATCCGTCTGCCCGCCGATGCGGCCACCCTTGAGTTTCAACAAGGTCTGGCTGTTGTTGATGTGCGCCGAATCCATCAGCGCGCGCAAGCTGCCAGTCAAAGCGGCTGAGAGGCCACCGATCAAGTGAGGCATGCCGATCGCGTAAGCGCCGCGCCAAGGGATGAATTTGTACTCGACAATCCAGTCCAGCTTGCGCATGCGGGTGTCGCCGGACTCCCAGTTGCGGTACAGCGCCAGCACCTTGCCAGACAGCTCGTCAATGGTCAAGATGTATGGTGCGCGGGCACCCTTGGAAACAGAATCATCTTCCAAACGCAGGTAGCATGTGACTTCGTACACACGGCGCAGGCCGTCCACGTTCTTGCTTGGTTCTTCCCGGCCTTCGATTTTGTTGTTGGCCTTCTCTGAGCGGGTGACATGCTCAATGTCCAACTCAGCCTTGAACAGCTCCACGTCACGGTAGTCGCCCATCTCGACGCGCTGCTCATACGTATCCTGAGTGATGTCTTGCTGTTCAGTGATGCGCGCTGAGGAGTAGAAGTTGGTCGAGGAGAAAGGCAACAGAATGTTGTCGATCGGAATCCACTCAGACGCCGGACGATTCAAGTCGCGGTCAAATCGCCACTTCAAATATTGGCTGCCGCCCAAGGGCAACTGAGTGAACAACTGCTCCATCTCATCGCGGTATTCCTCGATTTGCTCTGTCAGCTGCCAGTTCAAGAAGTTGGTCTTGCGATCAGCAGACGCCAGCTTGCTAGTGTCCACGTCGCCTTTGATTTTGCTCTTGACCAAGCCGTCCGCCGGCAGCAGCTCTTTGCTTGCATTTGCCGCAAAGTCCACGCAGGCTTCCGCCATGATTGGGTGAACCACCTTGGACGCACCTTGGAAGCTTGCACCACCGGGGGCGTCATTGCCCATGCCGGTGCGGCGAATACCCTCTTCATACTGCTCATCACGCTTTTTGCGCGACTCACGGTCGATCTCGATCAGGTCCAAATACTCAAATGCGATGTTGTCCAGAACACCCTCATCCAATTCTTCGGCCAAGTTGACGTAAAAATCAGGGTTTTCTGACGGTTTTTGAGTTTCGGTGAAGTTGACGACAACCGAACCGTCTTCAAGCTCGATTACCTCTTGCTCGACGTCTTCTGTGTCCAAATCAAGCGCATCAGCGATTGCCTCGACCTCTTTTTGGTTGTCCAAGTCCTCATTGTCGCTCTCAACATGCGACAAAGCGGACAAATTACCGCCTGCTTGGATTGGGAGTAGGGGATTTTGACTCATTCTGGGATAATTCCTCGGTATTGGGATGGTAATCCGCCTTTATACGCGGGGTCAGATGCCTCTGGAGGCAACAAAACCGGCACATTTTCAGCAAAATTGACTGTTGGTTTGCCTTGAGCCCGCAAAGCCACGTTTTCTGGGTCGGCGTAGTTCACATAGCTGTTTTGGCCGCGTGTTTCAGCGGTCATGGCAGGTTCAGCCAGCGGGGAATACATCTGGCGGTGCGACAACCATGCGTTTTCTTCGCCCTTCGGACCAAACTGGTTCGGGGTTGCTGGGCCAAGGTGGCCATAGTAGTCATGCACTGCGCGGAATAGCTCGTTGGCATTGGCGCCAGTCTCAGGATCGATGTCCGAGAGGTACGGATGGCCATTGCCTTCACGATCGCCATACACTTGAAGCGGTTTGCCTTGCTCCAACTCTTGGCGCATCAGCTGCGCAGGGCGCAGTCCAGCCTGTTTGGCGCGGTGCAAGTAGTCTTTTTGCTCGTAGTCGGCATTGCCCCACCATTCCGTCTTGTTCGGAATAGTCTTGAATTGCTCTTTGGTTTCTTTGGCTGCTTGCGCATACGACGCTTTCATCAAGTCATCGTAGTGCTGCGCGCCTGTTTGCGCAATCAAATCTGGGTTGGCTTTACGGATAGCATGAAAAACCGCAGCCTTGTATGCAGGATCGTTCAGTTTGTACGCTTGCACACCGGCTTGGTGAGCTTTCCCGATCCACTCTTGGCGTTCGGCGCTGGACGGCGCGCTCATTCCAGCTTCGTGCTGGAACTTGTATGTCGGTAAGTCCGGGTTGCGCTTCATGTACTGTTCGGCCAGCTGCGCTTCCGGGTTTTTGGGAACTGCTTTTGCAGCCGCGCGTGCGGCGCGCAACTCAGCCAACTGGGGCAAGTTCATTGCCAAATCGATGGCGCCGCCCACGGTGTCACCTTCGCGGATGGAGTGGACCGCGCGGTCAACACCCAAACCCGCTGACGTTGCCGCAGCCACCGGATTGACCATGCCAACCGCATCCACCAAACCCATGTTCATGGGCAATGCGCTCGACGGGCCGCCCACTGCGGTCTGCGCCGCTCGGCGCGCAATTGGGCGACGAATGCCAATTGCTTCTAGGCCACGTTGGCCATAATCACCAAGGCGCTCACTGAGCGTTGGCTCCCACGCTTTCAGTTCGTCAGCCATTATCAGCGGCCTCCCACCATGAGGGCTGCCCTCATGTCACGGGGGCTGGGGATCATGCCGCCGGCGGCATATTTTTCTGTTGGGCGGCGACGCTTATCTTGCACTTCTTCCAAGCTCCAGTCCTTGGCGAACGAGCCGCGCTGTTCTGGTGCGGTGTCCAACAAGTAGTCACGTTTGAATTTGGGCTCCCAGTCAGATGGGTGCTTCGACACCGCGCGCTCTGACACGCCCGATGCACGGGCCACGTCACGCCAATCCTCAATGCCTGCACGGCCAGATGGGCGCTCTGCGATTGGGTTGAGCCCTGTGTAGTTGTGGCGCAAGGGGTTGATCGACGCATGGACTGCGTTGAGCACATCCTCATGATCGGGCTCGATGCCATGCAAGCGGAAGCTCTGGATCGCTTGATCGATCAGCTTGTCGTGTTTGCCCAACATGATTTCATCTGACAACCGATCCATCGACGGGGCCTCCAACGCGCCGGCCTGATTGGCAAACGGCTCGCTGGCGCTGGTCATCTGGGGGATATCACCCTCGGTGGTGCGCAACGCGCCCAGACCGCCAGCCTCTTCGGGCAGCTCCGGCGCCATCTCGCCCATTTGTTGGCGCGCGGCCAGCTCTTCGGTCGAGGGGGTGTAGGACTTGTTCCATGTGCGGTTCGATGTGCGGCCTGTGTTGGCCTGCGACATGAACTCATCTTGGGGGAAAGCGTTGACGTGCGGTGGCGCCATGACGTTGGCGCGGGCCGACTGGTTGACGGGCGACGTGCCGAACTGGTCGCGGGTGAACCCTTTGGCGCGCTCGGGGGTGACAGGCTCGCCAGTCACGGGGTGCGGCATGGTGCTGTATGGACGGCCTGAGCTGTCAACCAGCTGATTGGCGAACGGCTCCTGAGCTGCTGTGCGCGCCGCCGTTTGTGCGGGCTGGGGTGCTGGCTTGGCCAAGGAGACAATGTGGTCTTCTAGCTGCTTGACTTCTTCCGCTGAAGGTGCTTTGCCCGTTGCTCGGGTGTACTGACGAATTGCTTGTTGGATTCGGTTGCCAAACTGCTTCAAAATATCTTCGGCGATCTGGCCTCCGCCCGCATAGTGGGGCAAGTGAGCATTTTCGTACATCATCTGCATCGGGGTTTTAATTAAATTGGGCATTAAAGTCTCGGGTGGGTTTATTGTTCTTTTTGGTTGCCACTCCGGCCTCCTGTATTAAATCACCCATAATAGCGCCCAATCACGCCCGATTTGAATTCCTGCATGAAGTACCCCGCCAAGGGGATCAGTTTGGGGGCGTGATCCTCCAGCAACTCGCGCGGCACCGCGATCAGATCGTTTTGGGTCAGAAAGCTGTCCACCACATCGCCTTCTTGCTTTTCAACAATGAAAAACGGACGCAGGTAGGATCGAAACCTAAGCCGGCGCGTTTTCAGTTTGCGCCGGGCCACATCGTACCCGGCCCAGATGAGCGTCAAGCTGACACCTCTGCGTGTCATTTGCAGGGAGATATTCAAACCAATGTGTAGCGATTGGCCTTCTTTGCGGATGTGTATCATGCTGCGTATGGGTTGTAGACTTTGCGGGATGCAATCTCGTCTGCGTGGCGGAAGTCCCTGTCGGGTAGGGGGTCGAGCTGGAGCCAGCCTGAGTCGCGCAGGATGCGCAACCCTTGGCTCAAGGCGTCCACGTAGTCATCGTGGCCTTTGGCCTCTGGGAACGAACACACTTGGCGGATAAACCGTTTGGCCCAAGGCGCCACCTCGCCCGGCTTCTCCGGGTCTTCGGGGATGTACACCTTGCCCTTGGCAATCAAGGGCGCCACAATGTTCATGCGCTGCACCTTGTCCGCTTTGCCCGGGTTGTACGAGCGCACCGGCATACCGCCAGCTTGGAGTTCTTGGATCAGCGAGATGCCAGCGCTCTTGTCTTCCAGCAAGATCAAGTCCGCCTTTTTGCCTTTGGCGAATGTGTTGTCCGCACCGTAAACGACTTCCTTGTAGTCATCGCGCACCTTGCGGCGCAACTCAGGATAGGACAAATGCTCGTCCCATACGTCAAGGATCATCGCGCAGGTGCCGGCGTCCTCACGCTCAAAGATGCCAAACACCACACAGGCTGTCGGGTCATTGTGCGTTTTCTCCGACGCGGCGGGGTCATACGAGGCAATCACGTACTCCAACGTGGGGGTTGGTCGGTTGGCCGGCCACATCTTGAACCACTTGCGCTTGACAATACCCGCGTTCTCTGGGTCCAGAATTTCACCGTAAATCTCCTGCTTGCCAAGGTCGGTGCCCTCATACTGCTCCAGTTGTTTGAAGAACGTGGCGGACAAGTTGCTGCGGTTGTCATAAGAGCTGGCACGGGAGACGTACACATCGCCACCCACCTTGCCCTCATTCAAGTCGGTGATCAGCTCCAAGGGTTTGGGTGTGGTGGTGATGATCGACTGCACCCGCTCGATGCGGGGATCGCGCAGACGGAGCGTGAACTGAATCTGGTCATACGCATCGTCAATGTACTCGAACGCACACAACTCGTCCGCCCACATGCCGTGCCACTGTGTACCCCGGAAGCGCTCCGGCTCGGAGGCCGGGATGCCACGGATCATTGACCCATTCTTCAACGTAAGCTCAAACAGCGATTTGTTGTAGTCCTTGATCAGCGACTGCGGGACGATGTTGAGCAACCCCGAGTCCCCTTCAAAGCAAGTGGCCCGAATGTCGTTCGAGGTTGGCGCTGTCACCAACCAGCGCGTTTTGTCAAACTCCGCCGCGCGCAGGCCGATCCAGTTCGATGCCGTGTGGGTCTTGCCCGATCCGCGCCCGGCCAACAGCAAGAACGTATCGTACTCGTTGTCCTCGGGCTCTCGTTGGTGAGGGAGGGCGGTCAGGTGCCAACGCACCTTCCACAGCGCGAAGTCAAGCGCCTCTTTTGGCCAACCTTTGTTTTTGGCCGCAAAGTCGGCCAGAATCTTCTCTTGTGCTGGTGTCATGGTATCAAAGTGATAAATCCCTCGCTGACGAGGATTGCATTTGCTGGGTCTTCAGTCTTCAAGTACACGCACTCCCTGACCCGCGCATCTTCCACGCGCCGGACGCGCCGGTACTCTAGGTCCAGTGGCTTGTTTGGTGGCAGCTGATCTTCGATCAGTCTCATAAAGCTCCTGAAGCTGACACGAAAATAGAAGCTGTGTTTGTTGTAGACGATGGAACTGCGCATCCCGAACGACTCCACAAGATTCTGAATCTGCCGGGCCAAGGTCTGATCCATCACGGCCAGAGAGAACAGGGTTGTTGTTTTGTTGAAACATTTGGGCTTCTTGCTCAGTATGCCCCTCAGCAACGCCAGCCGCTGCTCAAAGGACGCAAACAGGTATTCTTCCGGTATTCGGTTGGGCACAATCGCATACCGCTCCATGAGTTCGCGGCTGATCGTCGTCTGGGCCATGCGCCGCCGCTCCCTTGGCTCCATGATCCATTGGCCGAACACATACGGGTCAACTGGCAGCGCAGCCTCTATGGGGCGGATCGGTTGACACACAGGGATGCGGCAGCGGCCCGCCTCTCTGCGCATGATGCTCTCCGCGTTTTTGGGTGTGACCGTGCCCTTTCTTGGCAATATCCTGCTGGCGCTCCACAGCCGCAACGAGGTGAACTCAATGTAGGAGTACGCCGGAATCCCTGCGCGCCCGTCTACCACCAAGGTCAGGCCATCTTTCATCCAGACCTTGAAGCACTTGCGCGGCGTGTACTTCTGAACCAACGTGACCTTGACTGGCCGGCCATTCTGCCCGAACACCTCATCACCAACCTGAATCATTCCCGCCGGCAGCCAGCCCTTTGTGGTGGGCACCGGGATGCGCGCGTCAAACCCCATTGAAATCGCTGGTGAAGGGGGTCAGCAACCTGACCATCAAGGGGAAATCACCTAACGTCTCATGGAGTTTCTCCAACGTGACTGGTTGGCGGCGCATTTGACGATACGCTTTTCGGCACAAAGCCAACTCTTCCGGGTCAGTAATCATGTTCAACCACCCTTTAGGTAGTCGGTCAGAAGTTCGGACGTACTTGCCCATCCGTAGCGACTTATCCTTGTTGCGGACACGATCAAGTGATTCGGGGACAAGCCAAATCTCAACATAGGTTCCGTCCGCCTTCAGTCTGCGGGTGTACTTATAAAACAACCGGCCATCTTCGCGCTCATCACCCCGCTTAAAAGGCTGGTTGGTTTGCGGGTTCATTCTTTGAGTCATCGTTATCCTTGAAATTTGCACTCTTCCTGCATACAACAACACATTTATCCCCGACTTATCGCCCTAAAAGCAAAATTGAGGAATGTATCCCGTCAACTGAGAGGCAAACTCCGAAAAAACCAAACAGTCGTCGTGGACATCCTACACACTACTTGTCGTGGTTAACTTGGCGGCAGCCCTTATTCCATGCGGTGTCCCGACAATAACTGTGTAGGGTAGGATGGGTGTCGGGGTATATATTGTTATTTTTTTTTTTTTTTTTTTTTTTAATAAAATAAATAAAGATAGAGTTAAAACGCTTGAACATCCGATACTGTTTTCGTCGGGATACCTATGATTTCCCCCCACTGGAACAAGGCGAACCCATGGCGCAGATTAACTTTAGTTCTAATTAGAGAAAAGCGTCGGTACTTGTCAAAAACCACCGACGTAACATCAAACCGGTTCACTAACATGGCCAATGTTAGAACAGCCAGACACCGCGATTAACTAAAGTAGTACATTGTCATCTTGACGACATTTTATAAAAAAATTTGAGGGTCCGGGTTTCTTGGTAAACAGGAGGCTTGACGAACTTGCTGTCTGAGTGGGCCCCCCGCCCGCTGGACCATTGGAATCCTTTTTGGGGGTATGGCCGGAAAAAAGAGGGCCACCCTCCTAAGCATTCTGGCATAGAACTTGCTTGCCATGCAAGAATCGTGCCAACCTGCCAGCCCGCAGCCGCTGGCATAGAACTTGCTAGGCCAAGCAAGAAGCGTGCCACGCTGCCACTCTGGCACGATAGTTGCCCTAGCAAGAATCATGCCAAGTTGGCCACGCTGCCACTCTGGCACGATAGTTGCTAGGGCAAGAACCATGCCTAGCAAGTTGGCACACATGCACTATAGTGCATACGATTGTCGCGGGCACGAGGTCAAACTGACAATTTGGCGCCAACAACCCAAAAACCTGCATTATAGTGCATGTTCTGTGCCTTCATATCAAGCTGGCATGAAAGTACCCCACTTTGACCATGTAAGTATCAGCAACCAACCAAACAAGGAAACACCATGAAATACCAAATCAATATCGGACTGAACGTGCCAAACCAGCAGGTAGACACGCAAGCCCAACTAGACAAGGCGCTGGCCTTGTTGGTTGACGCCTTCAAAGTGCATAGGGCAGCACTGGCGCAGTCAAGCACTGAGCCCACCCTGCTGGCCGAGTTCAGCGCCGACCCGCGCAGAGTGTATGAGACCCTCATCCAAATCAGCGACAAGCTGGGACAGG